AGAATGGTAGATTCTACAGATTCCTATAAAATTATAGATGATATTTTATCTAAAGATCTTCTAGATATAATCAACAAAACACTTTTTACTACTAATTTTTCATGGTATTATAATGAATATACAGTTGCCAAAAACCCTAAAAAATATAAAAACAGTTATGAACATTTTCAATTTACTCATTGGATAATTCTAAATAGTAAAATTAATTCTAATGCAGTATCTATGCTGGCAGAATTAATTAAACCTCTGCCTTTTAATTTTGAACAAATAGTAAGAGCTAAATTAAATTTTTTACCACAGTATAGAGTAGAGAGTAACAGGGACAAACATAATATACCTCACACAGATCTAGAAAGAAAACATAAAGTAGCTATTATTTATTTAGATGATAGTGATGGTTTTACTTATTTATTTAATAAGGATGCTACGGTTTTAAAAAAAATAAGTCCAAAGACAGGACGAGTTTTACTATTTGAAGGTCATATGTATCACGCTAGTTCTCATCCAATTGATAGTAAGAAAAGAATTGTTTTTAATATAGATTATATAGAATGATTACTAAAGCAAAAGACATTTACAATAAAGATATTCTTTTAAATGAGAAGCAAGAACAAGTTATGATGGAGTGGGAAAAACCTTACATGGAAGAATGTATAAATATGCTTCAACCATGCGGACATGTTTTAGAAATAGGATTTGGACTAGGCTATTCAGCTAATCAGATACGCAAGTTTAATGTTAAAAGCCACACTATTATTGAATCTGATGATTTAATTTATAACGACTTACTGAAATGGGCTGATGATAAAACTAAACCGGTTAAAGGATACTGGCAACAGGAACTATCTAAACTTGAAAAATTTGACTGTATATTCTTTGATGACTTTGCTTTAACAGATGTAAAACAAGAGAACGACTATCGAATATTTGAATTCTATTACAAAATTGCTAAAGACCATATTAAGCCAAACTCAAGGTTTGTTTTTTATTGTGATATGGATTTGTATTGGCCAGTAAATCCATGGGTAAAATATGAGTGCAAACAAATTAAACTTGATATACCGGACAATTGTAACTATCCAGATATAAAAAATTTATATATTCCTTTAATAACTTTTACTAAAGCAGACTTAAATTTAAAGAAAATATACATAGGAAAGGATCTATGAAACAATTTTATAAGACACTCTATGTTAATGACTTTATTTACGGATACTTAGATAATATCAATCATGAGGAACTAGAAAAAACATGCATTGAAAACTACAAAAAAAGACTTAATGAGAATCGCTGGCACACACGTTATGAAGATATTGCTATTCCTTTTAGTGAGGAGATTACAAAGATCATAGATCAAATGAGTTTAGCTTATAGTAATAAATTTAATAAATCTTTAATTTTAAAGGATGAACCTATTAATTTCTGGGCCCAAGTTCATTATAAAAATGAAAGCACTCAATCACATAATCATTTAAATGTAGATTATCCTAAAAATTCTCCCGATGTAAGTGGTGTGTATTATATAAAGGTACCTAAAAATAGTGGAGATTTAGTATTAAAATATAAAAAACATAAACTAGATTTTAGTTCCATAGTGTTTAATCCTGAAGAAAGAAAATTTATTATTTTTCAATCAGGATTGGATCATTATGTAACCCCTAACTTAAACGAAGAACCACGGATCATTATTTCTTTTAATTTTAAAATCATATGAAACATTTTTACCACACCATACAAGGCTGGTTTGATTTTCCTGTTCTTTATTCAGAAATGGTTTCAAAGTACGACAATGCAAAATTTATAGAAGCCGGTGTTTGGAAAGGGAAATCTATATCTTATTTAGCGGTAGAAATTATTAATGCGAAAAAGAATATAACCATTGATGCTATAGATAACTTTCCTATTAATTTACCTGGCGATGAAACAGCTTATCAAGAATTTTTAAATAACATAGAACCTGTTAAAGATAAGATTACATTAATTAAAAAGGACAGTGTGGAAGCAGCAAAAGACTATGAAGATGAATCTGTGGATTTTATATTTTTTGATTCTGAACATTCTCAAGAGCATGCCACGCAGGAAATAAAAGCTTGGTATCCTAAGATTAAAAAAGGTGGTTTTTTAGGAGGCCATGATTATGTTAATTTATACCCTAATAAAAAAGGAGTGGGTTTTGCAGTCACTAATATATTTAGACATCGTATAAAACTATATCCAGGCAAACAATGTCCTGATATAACGGAGGAGATTGTAAACAACCCTTTACATAATAATATGATATTTGGACCAAGTTGGTTACATCATAAAAAATAATATGAACTTAGAAAATATATATTGGTATTTTGATGGGATTCTTCCACATAGGTTTTGCGATGAACTTATAAAATATGGAAATCACCACGAGGATCAACTGGCAATGACAGGTGACCAGCATGATAAAACATCGAAAGGCATTCCTTTAAATGAAACGGATATTAAAAATTTAAAAAAGAAAAGGGATTCTCGTGTTGTTTGGTTAAGCGATCCTTGGATCTATAAAGAAATACATCCCTATGTTCACGGAGCTAACAGAAATGCTGGTTGGAATTTTGACTGGACTTGGTCAGAAGCATGTCAATTTACAAAATATAAAACAGGTCAGTATTATGGGTGGCATACTGATAGTTGGGCTAAAGAATATAGAGAACATAATAATATAAATTATAATGGCAAGACAAGAAAACTTTCAGTGTCTGTTTTGTTGTCCGATCCTTCCGACTACAAAGGAGGAGATCTTCAATTCAAAAACAAAATGCAAGAAGAAGGAGATGAGTTATGGGAACCACCATCATTAAAGAAGGGTTCTATTATTGTTTTTCCTTCTTTTATATGGCACCGAGTAAAACCAGTAACGGATGGAATCAGATATTCATTAGTAGTGTGGAATCTAGGAGCCCCATTTAGATAGGAGAAAAGATGAGTTTTAAAAAAAATAAATATGCTGTACTTAGAAATGCACTATCCACGGAGTTGTCGGGTTTTATTTATAAATATTTTTTATTAAAAAGAACTGCTGCAAAAACTCTTCTGGATGAAAAACATATCTCACCTTATAATGTAGATTGGGGTGGATGGAATGATGCACAGGTTCCAAATACTTATTGTGCCTATGGAGATGTCGCCATGGATACTTTGCTTGCAGAACTTAAACCTTTAATGGAAAAAGAAACAGGATTAAAATTATATGAAACTTACTCCTATGCAAGGATTTATAAAAAAGGAGATGTTCTTAAGAGACATAAAGATAGATTTAGTTGTGAAATTTCTACTACTTTAAATCTAGGAGGAGATCCTTGGCCTATATATTTAGAGCCTTCGGGTGAAGTAGGTAAAGCAGGTATTCAAATAGATTTAAATCCAGGAGACATGTTAATTTATAAAGGAGAATTATTAGAACATTGGAGAGCAGAATTTCCAGGAGAAAATTGTGGTCAAGTCTTTTTACATTACAATAATGCAGAAGGTCCTGATGCTAAAAAAAATAAATACGACACACGACCTCATTTAGGACTACCCTCTTCTTATAAAAGCAATTTACATACAAGTTAGAGTCGATTATAGTATTACCAAAAATTTAAAAAGCATATATAGTAGGTATTCTATGTTACAAAAAATAGGGTTTTTACCAGGATTCAATAAACAAATTACTCCAACAGGAGCCGAAGCTCAATGGACGGATGGTGAAAATGTTCGTTTTAGATATGGCACTCCTGAAAAAATAGGAGGATGGTCTCAATTAGGAGACCAAGCTTTGTGTGGAGCTGCTCGAGCTCTTCATCAAATGGTCAACAAAGATGGTATTAAATATGGCATCATTGGAACCAATAGAATTTTATATGCATATTCTGGCGGGGTGTATTATGACATACATCCAATTAAAACTGACTTTGGAGCCTTAACAGACAAGCTCGCTTCTACTTCAGGCTCTGCTATTCTTACCATTACTTTATCTACAACTGCTGGAATGACAGCAGGAGATATTTTATTTCTTGAAAATGTTACCATTCCTACAGGCTCAGGTTATTCAGCTTCTGATTTTGACGATAAAACTTTTATGATAACTGAAGTAGTAAATTCTACTTCAGTTACTATTACTATGGGCTCCAATGCCAGCGCAACCGCTACGGATGGAGACTGTTCTGTTAAATGGTATTACCCAGTAGGCCCAGCTGAACAGGTTGGAGTTTATGGATATGGAATATCACAATGGGGAGGTAGTGTAACCAATCCTCAAACGACAACTTTAGATGGAGCCTTAGGAGACGATGTTTATGGAACCGGAGGATCAGGAACAAGCATTACTTTAGATTCGGTTACTGGATTTCCAACTACGGGTACAAATTATATTTTAGTAGGCACAGAAGAAATTTCTTACACGGGAGTTTCAGGAAGTAATCTAACAGGAATAAGTAGAGCTGCAAGAGGAACAACAAGAGCCGCTCATTCTGATGGAGCAACGGTTACTAATTATAGTGACTATGCTGCATGGGGTCAAGCTGCAGCAACTACGGACAAAGTTGCAGAACCTGGTTTATGGTCCTTGGATAACTTAGGATCAACCCTTATTGCTTTAATTTGTAATAGTGCTGTATTTGAATGGGATGCAGATGCCTCTAATGCAACAGCAACCAGAGCTACTATTATTTCTGGTGCACCAACAGCGTCTAGAGATATGTTAGTCTCGACTCCCGATCGTCACTTAGTTTTATGTGGAACAGAAACAACCATTGGTACACCAAGTACTCAAGATGATATGTTTATAAGATTCTCTAACCAAGAGGATATAACTGACTGGGCACCTACCGCAGTCAATAGTGCTGGCACACAAAGACTGGCTGCCGGCTCACGGATCATGGGAGCTAAGCTCGGTAGAAATGCAATTTATGTATGGACCGATACTTCATTATTTACTATGAGATTTGTTGGAACTCCTTTTACTTTCGCCTATGAACAAGTGGGAACGAACTGTGGATTGATAGGAAAGAATGCATCTGTCGAAGTGGATGGTGCTGCGTACTGGATGTCTGATAATGGTTTCTTTAGATTTACTGGTAAACTAGAATCGATGGACTGTTTGGTTGAAGACTATGTTTATGATGATCTTAACACAACTTCAAATCAATTTATTTATTGTGGAATTAATAACCTGTTTGGAGAGGTGATGTGGTTTTATCCAACGGCCGATTCCAATGTGGTTAATAGATGTGTAGTTTATAGTTATCTAGATTCAACTCCGTCGAGACCTATTTGGTTTACGAACGCCAGCTCAACTTTTCCACGAAGTACGTGGATAGATTCTGCTATCTTTGGCTTACCTCATGCAACAGCCTATGATGCAGGTACTGATACCTGTGATACAGTAGGAAACACGGATGGAATTTCAACTTACTATGAACATGAGACCGGAGTTAATCAAGTTAAAGGTGGAACGACCAGCGCTATTGCAGCTAATATATTATCTGGAGATTTTGATATTACTCAGGACCAAAGACAAGGAATTACATTTAGAGGAGATGGAGAATTTATAATGAGAGTGAGCAGATTCTTACCTGACTTTATAAC